TATATATAAATTTATAGATAAGATAATTATTTATATATAGATAATCTTTATTTTAAAGAAGAAAGGAGTAATATATATAAATATATATATATATGAATAATGCAGAAAAACAAGAAATCAACAAGATATTAACAATTTATAAACGGATATTTTAAATATTTTCATAAAAACTATTGCTTTATTTTAAATATTTATGTATATTATAGATGTAAGGGAAAAAGAAAACACTAAACAACGGAGTCAAAAATGAACAAAATTACACTCTTTATAGGCCTCAACGACAAGGACAGCAAGCGCCAGGAAATCACCACCGGAGAGGCCCGCGCGATACTCGCCGACAGGATCGCCCAGAAAATCGGCTTCGGAACCGTCTCGCTCGCCTCCGGCGTCTACACCCACGACAACGGCGACACCGTCATAGAAAATACTTTGCGCTGCGAATTCTACACCGAAAACAACGCGCCGGTCATGGAGTTCGCCAAGTGGGCAAAAAACCGCCTGAACCAGGAGTCTATCGCCGTCGAGGTCTCCGCGCCGTCGGTGCAGTTCATCTAACGGTCAAAACGCGTAGACCCGGGGCCGCGCCCGGGGACCGTCTAAAGCAACACCAAACAACACAAAACGAGGATAACACAATGGATTACGCAACATTCAAGAGGATCAAGCAGAACGCGGTGAACGGCGCGAGCTGGAACCGGTTCGCCTTCTGGGCATTCGACGAGCGCCAGCTGAAGGAAGGCGTCGAGAAGGTAGGAGCCAGGAAGACCGCGCGAGGGAAGTACATGATGACGAGGATCACCGGCGGCGGGTTCCTCACCGTCGAAGGGTACGCGAGCTGGAGCGCGTTCTGGGCCAACTGGGACCGCTACGAGAAGGCCGTCAAGATGGGCGACAGGGAACTCGTCGAGGGCCTCGTGTACGAATACCGGAACCACGAAGCCCAGTTCGGGATGGGTGGCCGCGAGACCGCCGAGGCCATGTTCCCCAGGGCGACGCAGGCCCAGAAGAACAGGGCATGGCGCAAGTTCTTGAAGATCTGCGCCGAACAGGACCTTTTTTAACAGGAGAAAACACCATGGAAACGATCATCCCCAAAAACCTCATAGAAGGCGCAAACAACAACAGCTTCTTCGACCGCGGTAGCGGCCTTGAGCGAGACGCCCGGAACGAATCCGGCAAGTTTGAAGGGCTGGAAGATTTCGCGAGGCTCGAGAAGCGCCTCGGAGGCTTCACCGACGAACAGCGCGGAATCCTCGAGAAAAGGGCCGCGGGCTGGCGCGAACTCGTCATGGAACAGTACACCGAGAAGGCCGCGTTCAACGCGAACAACGTCCCTTGGTTCATCGCTGGGCCCGCGAACTACAACGGAAGCCGCTACAACAAGCGGCTGGAGGCCAGCGAGCGCAAGTTCGAGAACTTCGAGGAGAAGAAGCAGCGCTACATCAAGAACACGCTCGACATGCTGGAGAAGGCAACGCCTCCGGAAGTCCAGGTGAGGATCTGGGCGGAGGGCCGGCAGGGATACGGCGAGACCATCGCCGCGGATGACCCGCTCGCGGTCGAGAAGATGGAGGCGCACATCGCCCACATGGAACGGGTGCACGCGCAGCAGGTCGTATTCAACGCCTACATCAGGAAGAACGGCACCGCCAAGGGCTGCCCCGGAATCCCCGAGGGGTCCGCCGAGAAGATCGACGCCGAACTCGCGAGATGCCCCTACAGGCGCCACAAGTTCTTTTTCACCGACCAGGACCAGGCGAACATCCGCAACAAGCAGAAGAGGCTCGAGAGCCTGAAGAAGCACCGCGCCATCGCCGAAGAGGAGAAGGCCGAGGGCCTGAAGGTGGGCGTGCTCGAAAAAGACGGCCTGAGGGTTGAGAACAACCACGAGGCGGCACGCGTTCAGCTCTTTTTCGACGGCAAGCCTGACGAGGAGACGCGCGGCAGGCTGAAGGCCAACGGCTTCCGCTGGAGTCCACGCTTCAGCGCGTGGCAGCGGCAGAACACCCCGAACGGGATGAGGGTCGCGAAGATGCTCTTCGACGCATGGGACGGCGAGAAGTTCGGCAAACTCAACGTTTTCGCGGCATAAAGCGCTCGCGGGGATTCGCGCCCCCGCATGCCATTAAAACAAAAAAATCAACACAAATAAACGGCGCCACGGGCGCAAAGGACGATAAAACCATGTTTACAAAAGGACAAAAGGTGATGCGCGAAATCAACATCCAGCTCAAGGACTCGACCGTGTTCGAGGCGATCAACAATGGCGCCCAGATGGTGAAGCAGATGGGCGGGAGCTTCACAGCGCACGACGTAGCTGAACTGCTGGAGCTTTGCGCGGTCCGTATCTTCAACGCGGACCAGGCGCACGAGTACGCGGAAATGAAGCGGGCCCAGAATTACGCGTTCTGGGAGGCGGAGCAAGACGCGAAAAAGGAAGTGCGGGAAGAGGTCGAACAGCTCAGGGAGGAGAAGAGAAAAGCCGAAGAAAAAGCGGACGCCGAATACGAACGCGCACTCAATGAGGTGCGGGGAGAACTGGACGACGCGAAAGAAAGGGCGGACGACTACGAGGAGAAGGCCGAATGGTACGACAACCTCGAGGAGAGCACGCCCGCCGACATCTTCGACGCCATCGTCGAGAAGGACTGGAGGGAGGCCACCTTCCAGGATACGCAGGACATCGCGGAAAAGATCCGCGAGTGCGGGCGCACCTATACCTTCAGCGGAGCACTGGCAGTTTAAATAAAAACTTGCTTTTGTTAAATTGTTTAATTATATTATTGAAAGAGGAATAAATGAGGCAGTACAGAAGCTACAGCGAAGTGCCCGAGAACGAGAAGAAGATGCTCCAGCGGGCCGACAAGCTCATGAACGACACCCCGCTCCACGTCCGCGACGGCGTGCAGCTCTGGGGGGAATTCGTGGAGGACACCCTCGACTGGTTCGTCGACCTGTGGAAGCACGGGCGCGACGACCTGGAGAAGGTGGAGGCCGGAGAGACCAACCACGAATTCACGTTCACGGCTGAGTCGAGGGACGGGACCAGGTGGGAGTCGATGCCGGTTGACTGCCACAAGTTCAGGGCGGGCGACGTGGTGGGCCGGTTCGTGGACGGGTCCGGCATGGTGGTAGTCGTAACGAAGAGAGGAAAAGATGGAAATTAGATGCTTTTGCCCGAAGTGCGGGCAGGAATTCACGATGGACGTCAAGGAACCGGAGAGGCCGAGGCAGAAGAAGGCGTTCTCCGAGGAGGAGCGCGCCAAGAGGGCCGAGCGCATGCGCGCGCTGCGTGCCCAGGGCATAGGCGGACGTCCCAAGGGCGTGAAGGAGAAGGCGCACCGGAGCACGTACGGCGTGCCCAGGAAGAAGGCGCCCGTAGATGGGTAACGGATTCCACCCGAGACTGCCCGACGGGTGGGTCATGATAGGCGTCGCGGCGAAGGCCCTGGGGGTCCGCCGCATCGACCTGTGGCGCGGGATACGTCGCGGTGAGATTACAGCCTACAGGGAATTTCTAATAGGCAAGAGGATTTTCTACGGATTCCGGAAGGAAGACCTGGGGATATAGGAGAAATTTTCTCGCGAAGTCATACATTTTGTATGATTTTTGCAAGAAAGGGCGGCTGAAGTCGTCCTTTTTCCGTACCATGCCGCCAATAGAACAGAAACCGACCTTGCAGGCCTTTTTTTATTTGGGCCGTGTATCTCCTACCCCACTCGTCTATAAAACGCCCTCGCCTCACGCATGAGTGAATATGAGGGTAATGTACATATAGGGAATACTGTTTAATCTTGGATAATGGTATTTACTCAATCATACTCATACTCTTATTGATACTATCAATAGGGTCGCCATAATTCGCCATCGTATCGCTACAATTCGCTATCGATTTGCTAGCGGTTCGCCATTTTCAACGGCACTAATAATGGCTTTCAGGCCGCTAAGGACTATCCCCATGGTGTCCTCGCGGTCATTTTCGCGACCAATATTTTTCTTTATCGCCGCAGCAGTCTCGGTGCCGAAGGCTTCCTCCAGGGTCATTCCGTTTTTCAGCAGAATGCCTAGTTTTTCAAGCGATATGCCGCTCTTGCCGCTCAAATAGAGGCTTACGGTGCTGTCGGAACACCCGAGCAACTCAGCGACCTGCTTGTTGTTCAGGTTATTGCGGGTCATGAAAGACGAAATACCGTCGATGATGTTCATAAAGCCTCCTTTTTGCCAAAATTTAGCAATACCAAAATTATTTTGAAAAATTTTCAAAAAAAGTCTTGACAAATTGAGAAATACAAAATATATTTTGAGTGTTGAAAAGGAAAGTTGAGTAATACTCAAAAAGGAATAATCCAAAATGGCTGAATACAAACAGGTTAGCGTGACACCGGAGACGAAGGACAAGATAGACTCCATCAAGGACGCCCTCGCCAAGGAAGGCGTACCCATGCAGGCACCGGCCATCGTAGGCGCCGCCGTGAACATGTATGCGGAATCCGTGAAGAAGGACTGATGAAGCGGGAGTTCTGGGTAAAGATGGAATTCGCCGAATTTTGCTCCCACTACCTGAACATGACACAAAAGGAAGTGTTCATGGATGTAAAGCAGAGCATGGCGGACATGATGTCGGGGAATTCCGCCGGCAAGTCCTTCGGGGCCAAGATGGTCGCGAAGGCCCGCGAACGTCTCGCGAAGCTCGGCCCCATCAATTCCGAGAACGGAAAAAAGGGAGCCGACGCAAAGTGGAACAAGATTCCCCTCCCGAAGAACAAGCAGGAAGTCATCGAGTTCGCCGCCGACAACGGGCTAGACACCGACGACGCGTCCACGTGGGCGGAACAGAACCTGAAGGAACGCCGCGGAATGGACAAGGACGGCAACCCAATCAACAACTGGAAGGGCGCGCTCACGAACTACTGCAGGGCGATGAAAAAGAAGAGGTCCAAATGAGAACGAAAAGAAAGGAAGACTCCAAGGTCATCGCCGGAATGAAGTCCCTCTCCAGGGAGAAGGCCGCGGAATACGTCGGGCTGTGCGAGTCCACGTTCGACAGGATTGTCAGGCTCTCCAGGATAAAGAAGGCGAAGGTGCCCGTGAAGTTTATCCAGCTCGTCAAGGGCGGGGACATCTGGTTCCCCGTAAAGTTCCTAGACGAATTCGTCGAACAGGTTATCGAAAAGGGATGCGCGATATGAGAGAAAATGAAACAATCGAGAAGGAATACAGGTCCAGCAAGAGCCGCAGCACGTTCGTCGCACGCGGGACGAAAGACCGCGCGTTCCTCTTGGTCACCGGAGAGGCGGCCACCATCGGAAAGGTAAAGAAGGAAGTCGAGCGCATCCGTATCGGCGGCGGCTCCTTCTGGGAAGTCGACACTCTCGCGAGGCAGCTCTCGGCAACATACTAGGAGACAACAATGGGAGAAGGCATCAATTTCGAACGAAACGTGGAATACACGGACGGAATCCACGAAAGAATAGAAAAGAACGAATACCACGAAACGAACATTGTGGCGCTGGCGTTCATCGGGGCGTCGGTAGGGGCGACCATTATAGGCGTGACTCTGCTTTTAATCATCTAAAAAGGAATGCTTTATGGCTACAAAGGAAATTACAAGGTACAGGAACTTCGACGAGGGGACCGAATTCCTCTCCGCCGAAGAACGCGGGACTTTCCTCCGCACCATGCGGCACATCGCCGACACTGCTATCGAAGCAGGATGCCGTCAGCTTCTTCTGGCGGACCTGGAAACAATCAACGCGCTCGAAGAAAAGAACGAGGCCATGTTCGAGGAGTGGATCAATGCCTGAAGAAATCCGTAGACTTACCAACTCGATGCGGTCGAAGTTCGCCGCATGCCACAGGGCATACAAGCTCGCCTACGTCGACCTGAAGCGCCCCGCCATACCTTCCGAGGCACTCTCCTTCGGGACGGCCATGCACTCCCTCCTCGAGCACTACTGGAAGCGCGAGGGCTTCGAACCCGTCACGACTGGCGACGAGTTCCGGGACGTTACTCTCCGCGAGCTGTTCGAGGGCTACGTCCGCAGGTGGCTCGACGAGGACCTCGAGAAGTACGAACCAGTGGGAGCCGAAGTCTACTTCGAGGCTCCCTTGATGAACCCCGAGACGGGAGGCATCTCCAAGACATGGAAACTCGCCGGCAAGATTGACGCCATCGCACGCGAAAGGGCGACCGGGAAGGTCGTAATCGTCGAGCACAAGACCACCTCCCAGGACATCGGGCCCGGTTCCGACTACTGGAAGAAAATCCCAATCGACGGGCAGGTGAGCGGCTACTACGTGGGAGCCCAGGTCAACGGCTACGAGGCGCAGGACTGCGTGTACGACGTAATCAGGAAGCCGGCATTGCGCCCCTCCTCCTCCGTCCCCGTACTCGACGACGACGGGCTCAAGATAGTCGTGGACGAGGCGACGGGCGAACGCGTCATGAAGAAGGACGGAACGCCCCGCCAGAGCGCCGGAGAGGGCATGAGGCTCCTCACCAGAGAGGAACTCCCCTGCGAGTACGCCGTGCGCCTCCGCGACGACATCTGCGCACGTCCCGACTACTACTTCCAGCGCCTCTCCGTGGCACGTTCCGAGGGCGACCTCGCCGAATACCTCTACGACATGTGGGCGGTAGGCCGTGAAATCGCGGACGCCGAGCGCATGGGCCGCTTCTCCAGGAACCCGAACGCCTGCTCCATGTACGGGCAATGCGAATACTTCGACGTGTGCACGGGATGCGCATCCATCGACGACGTGACACTGTTCCGCACCGCCGAGAGCCCGAACGAAGAACTTGACAACACTCAAACAAAAGGATAAGCAACATGGCACTTTTCGACAGAATCAAGAAAGGACAGACGGTACGCGCACCGCGAATCATGATGATCGGCGTGGAAGGCGTTGGAAAATCCACCGCAGGCGCGAGCATGCCCAACCCCGTGTTCATCTGCGGCGAGAGCGGCCTCGTCGGCCCGCAGTTCGCGGACACCCCGAGCTTCACTCCCGAGAACTGGGGAGAAATCCTCCAGTTCGTGGACGAACTCGCGCAGGACAGCCAGGGATTCAAGACGCTCGTCATCGACACGCTCGACTGGGTCGAGCCTATGCTCTACGCCCACGTCTGCAAGAACGCGAACCACAAGAACATCGAGGACTTCGGGTACGGCAAGGGCTACGTCGTGGCCCAGCAGGAAGCGCGCCAGCTTCTCGCCCGCCTCGACCGCCTCAACGCGAACGGCATGAACATCCTGCTCCTGTGCCACTCCCAGATCAAGACCGTGAACAATCCGACCGGCGACAACTACGACCACTTCGAGAGCAAGGTGAACGCCAAGATTTCCGGCATCTTCCGCGAGTGGTGCGACTGCGTGCTCTTCGCACAGTTCGACATGTACACGAAGAAGGACGGCATGAGGGCCAAGGCCTTCGGCGGTGACGGTCGCATCGTGCAGACCACCCACAGCGCCGCCTGGGACGCGAAGAACCGCTACGGGCTCCCCGAAGTGATGCCGCTCGACATGGGCGCCATCATGGAGGCCATCACCGCCGGCCAGGTGGACGTGGAAGCGCTCAAGACGGAATTCAGCGGATACATCAAGGACATGAAGCCCGAGGTCGCGAAGAAGGCCAAGGAATGGCTCGAAGGAGGGAAGTGGACCACCCAGCAGCTCGCGCAGAAGGTCAACTCCTACAGGGTCAAGAACAATATTAACGTAACAGAAAAGAAGGAGGCCGCAAATGGCTAACTACTCCGCAGTAATCCTCTCCACCGCGCTCGCGGAATCCAAGGAGAAGCACACCCCCAGCGTGAGGCTCCAGCTCCATGCGACACAAAAACTCGAGACCGAAGAGGAAGTCGACAAGAACTTCATCGCCGACCTGTGGCTCTCCGACAAGGCCGTGGAACGCACCATTAAGACGCTCCGCGAACTCGGGTTCCAGGGCAGCTCCATGGCGGACCTTAACTATCCCGAGGCAATGCAGGGCCTCCTCTGCGAAATCTCTACGGAGATGGTCGAGTACAACGGCGAGACGAGCGAGAAGGTGAAGTTCATCAACAAGCCGGGTTCCTTCGCCAACCGTGGCCTGAAGGCGGCGAGCGACGACGTCGCAAGGACCATCGCCCAGCGATTCGATGCGGCCCTCCGCACGGGCAAGTACCACAAGCAGCCTACGCAGCAGGCGGCATACGGACGTACGGAGGTGCAGAAGACCAACCCGTACGCACCGAAGGCGCAACACGCTCCCCAGGAAGAAGAGGGAGACGACCTGCCGTTCTAACGATTTGTCCGGAGTTCCAGTCCGGAAAATTGGGGACGAGGGCGTTCGATGATTACGTCCTGTTTGACGCGAGGCCGGACGCGGAGAGCCCCGAATCCGGCACAAGCCATAGTAGCTCAACTGGTAGAGCAATCCCTTTGTAAGGGAAAGATGAAGGTTCGAATCCTTACTTTGGCTCTCGGTCACCACACCCTAGATAAGCACAAACAACCCACAAGGAGGCCTAAATGGCAAGCAAGAATAAGAAGCTCACCGAGGAAGAAATCCGCGAGGTTTCCGTCCCCGAAGGCGCAAACACGGAAGTTCCTGAAACTCCGGAGACCCCGGAAGCGAAAGAACCCGAGCAGACCCAGGAACCGAAGAAGGAACGCCCCCCGAAGGACTACGTCCAGAAGGCGCTCGAGCTCGTCAAGAAACAGCGCGAGGGCGACGGATCGCAGGAACTGTTCGTCGTGGAACAGAGCCTCGTCGAAGCGCTCCGCTTCATCGAGAAACACGAAAAGAAAGGAGGTGCATGATGCCCTGTGGCGGTAAGAAAACCGGCGGCAAGAAGCCCCCGAAGAAGTAACTGAAGTCTCCCTCCCTCCACCGACATCTTGGCCTACTACTTATCGAAACAGGGCAGGGAGACACATGGAAGATTATCCTAATTGGTAAGGAGTCCCTTTGCTAAAGGGATGCGGGAAACCGCTTGGAGGTTCGAGCCCTCCATCTTCCGCTAAAACAACACTAAACGAAAGGATACAACAAATGGAACGAATCGAACGCGGATGGGCTGCGCACTTCATTTGCGGACCTGACTGCAACTGGCACAGAAACACCCTCATTAAGAACGACGACGGGAGAATGATTGTAGTCTCTAGCGTCGGCGCACTCCCTCAACGTGACCCGTACGGAAACAGAAAAGGATGGAATAGTATCGGGGCTTTCAGATGGTACGAAACGATGGCCTTCGTCGCCAAGGTTGACGGCGACTATATCGAAGCAGACGTACACAAGCAGATTTACACATACGACGGAAAATGGCAAATTGACCGAGAGCCGGACGGAAAGACGGACCTGGAAGCTGAAAAGATGCACGAGGACTTCGTGGCCTTCGTGATGGAACACTTCGACGAATGCCATGCCGATGGCGAGAACTATGGGAGGGACGAATAATGCAGAGACAATCGCAGAACGCAGGAATCCTGCAAGCATTGAAGGAAGGAGCGAAAATTACCCCGATGGGAGCGCTCCGCCGCTTCGGTTGCTTCCGCTTGAGCGCACGGATAGCGGACATCCGCAAGATGGGGTACAAGGTGAAGACTCGCATCGTGAGCCGCAACCGCAAGAACTACGCGGAATATTATTTGGAGGCGTAAGGATGAGTAAAGGCGCGATAAATTTTACAAACAACAACGAATACTATACACCGAAAAGCATTGTTTCGAGATTCGGACCATTTGATTACGACCCAGCGACAACATCTGAAAAAGCCAAAGATTTAGGAATCCAGAATTTTGACACCATTGAAAGTGACGGTCTTTTTAGAGATTGGACTCAATTTAAGAGGATATGGGTAAACCCTCCTTTTACACACAAGAACCTTTTTCTTGAAAAAGCAGTAAAAACGTTTATTCAAGTGAAAAACGAGATTTACTTTCTCTGCCCTATTGAGTTCCTTACGACAAAACGATTTTATGAACAAATTAAAGTGATTGTGGGGGGGGGTATAAAATTGTATTTATTTAACGGCAGAATCAAGTTTGAGAGCGGACTCGGAAGAAACGAAAATAGCCCTGCTTTTGGGAGCGTAATCTTTAAGTTGCAGGAAAGAAATGAAATTGAATTTATGGAATTGTAAATTCAGCGAGGACAAACAATGACCGACCAAATCTCATTCCTCCCGATGCTGGAGCCGCGCGACACCTCGTTCGAGGACAACGAGCGCAAGGCATCGCAAATCTGCGACGAGGAATTCGAGCGCGCCGACGGAGACATCGTGAAATACGTCGCCGCCTGCGTCGATCGTTTCGACAAGGAACTCCCCTTCGCCTACGACCTCCGCGACGATGACCGCGT